GATCTGTGGGAACCCTTGGGGGAGAACCTGGCCGGCAGACGCGGTCAACGCATTGATCGCATCCGCAGACAGATCGACGGGCGCGCCCAGCGCATCGGCCGTGTATCCGCGTGAGGCTCCGCCCATGAGCGCGTCGAGTATTCCCATCAGTTATTCGCGCAGTTGGCATCGAAGGCCATGACTTCGCCACCGGTGAAAACGTCATACAGCGAGGCAATCTCGACGGCCTCGCGGGCGCTGCGACCGCAATGCATTGCAGCCATCGCAAAATCTCTTCCGCTGCCAATAGCATGGAATCGCTCATGAATCGGAAGGCGGATCAATGTTTCCTCGAGCCTGAACGCCTCGCCAGTCGGCGTCACGAACAGACCCGCGAAATCATCCGTTTTCGGCATCTGTGTGATCATGTGTTCAAGCCACTCTTTTACCGCGCACACCTGCCCATAGTCGCCCGACCCAGCGAAAAGCGAGCCGTCAGGCAGCGCGAACAGTTTCACGGCCCTGTACGGCATTCCACTGGACGTCGCCCGAGTATCGGCCGCAAGCGTCTTGCCGTCCCACGCGATCGTCGTCATACCTTGCCCGGCGCCACGCGGAAATAAGCCATTCCCGGATCGTTGCAGATCGCCTTGATGTGCGCCGGATCGCGAAAGAACTCCTGCCACGTCATGCCGCGCGTGTAGCAGTACTGTTCGATCACGATGCCGGGAATGTTCGCGACGTGGCGCATGTCCTTGTCGCCGAACTGCTGCGTCGCGCGCAGCTCGGCGTTGTGATCGAGCAAACCGTCGAAGCGCGCGGTGTGCACTACGACCGTTTCGTCTTTGTCCGGGTTCGCGATGAATTCGGTCGTCGAGTGCATACCGACCCTTACAGCAGCGCTTTCGCGCGGTCGATCACAGCGATGATCTCGCTCTTGCCCATGTGCACGATGCCTTCGAGATCAGCCAGCATCGTTTGCAGAATGGACTTGTGATCCGGCTCAGCGACGACGGCGGAGCCGATGGCATCTGCGGCAGAGGTCGACGCCGGCGACTGCGCGGCCGAGACACCACCAGCAGCGTTTCCCTCGTCAGCCGTAACCAAGCCTGTCGCAGACACACCCGGGGCCGCGGCAGCCGATGCACCGTTTCCCGCGTCGACCGGCGCGAGCAGCGAGTCGGCGCTCGGATCGACCGTCGCGCCGTTGGCGATCAATCCCGGCACGCCACCACTGTCGATAACCACGATGCCGACCGGCTGCTCATCTTCGCTCGCAAAGATGATCTTCGTATCCGGGTTGTAGTAGAGCCTTTCCATTTCGAATCTCCGTGCGTCAAATGAAAACAGCCCCTACGCGAGGGGCCGTTCCCGTTGCAATTACGACAGGTCGCGAACCTGCGCGGAACTGGCTTCGTTCCGGGCTTCGAGCGTGCCTTCCCAGGTGATCTGGAAGTTGCGCGCGTCGCCCGTCTTCGCCAGTTCTTCCTTGTCGAACGGGCGCAACGTGGCGAGAGCCCACAGGTCAGTATCGACCGCGTACGCCGCGTTGTCCGGCGTCGACACACCGCCCATTACGCGATTCGGGATAATCGACACGTTGCCGAAGTCGCCCGCATAGACCGCAAATGCCGAGTTGAGCACCGCGGCTTTACCGGTTCCGGTCACTTCAACCTGACGCACCGCATTGCCCGTGAAGCCCGACGTCACCTGCTTGTCGACCGGACGGACGTGCAACTGGCTGACGTTGCCGCCAGCGTTGTACGCGCCGAGCAGCGCCGCTTTCAGCAACGGCTCGGCCCACGCGCGATTCGTGCCGGCGACCGGCGCGGTATTGGTCGAGGGAACCGGCGCTGCGGAACCCGTACCACCGCTGAAGTTCGTCGCGATCCAGCCTTTCAGGCCGCGCATCGTGCGCGCAACCGATGCAGAACCCACAACCGAGGTGGCGTTCATGATGGTGGCCGCTTCGATGTCCTTCTTCAGCTCGACAGCCTTCTTCGCCGACAAACGGGCGATTTCCTTGGGGCCCGCCTTCTTCACCGCCTCCTGCGTGCCCGACACGCTGAACGTGTCCTGCACGATCTGGCAGCGGTTGCCGAGCCGAACCGTCGGGTTCTGTGCGACATAGGTCGCATCGGCGCCTTCGACTGCGGCATTGGTTGCGTTCGGCGCACGCAGTGCGTCGGTTTGCCACTCGTGCAGCACGGCATCGGCGTCCACCTTTTCGATGGCCGACGTGAACGGCGTATCGGACGGGCTGATCATGAAGACCTTGTCGATGAGGTCTTCGCGGTTACCTACGGTCGAGTAGGTCGTGACGGTATTGGCGGGCATTTTGCTCGCTCCTTATGCGAAGTCCGGCGCGCTTATTCGAAGAAAGCGGCCAGCGTATTTACGGATGGAGCCGCCTTGAATGCCTTCCCAGCGTTGGCCTTCGCCATCTGGTTTCTGTTCGGCACCTGGCTTGCTCCGGGTCGCTCGGTGCGCGGCGCGGGTCGCACGCCTTGTTGCACCGCTTTTTGCTTGGCCTTTGCCTGGTCGTACAGCATTGCCTTGCGGGCAATCAGAAACACCTCGGCGGTATCCATTTGGGCCTGCATTTCTGCGGTAATCCCTTGGGTTTCGAGGTATTTGCCGACCGCCTGTGCGCCTTCCGCTGCCTTCGCCGGGTCCTTCCATTCCGGGATAGCCTCAACGATTTTCTGTGTCGCTTCGGTGAGACGTCCCTGGAGGCTTGCCGCCTGCTGCTCTGCGTTGCGCTGTTCGAGGGTCTGCTTCACCTGCATGGCTTCATGCAACTGCGCCTGGCGTTGCTCCCATTGATGCCGAACCCGAACATACTCGTTCGGATTTTGGGCAGCCAGGGCATCCCAGTTTGGCTGTTGCGAAGCCATCAAGGCTTGCGACTCTCGAATGTAGTGCTCCAGCACTGTGCCCAACTGCTTTTCCCGTTCGGGAACCTGGGCTAACTTGGCCTCGGCGTCCTTCCGGATAGCCGCGGCTTCTTCAAACTTGCGATTTGCGCCGTGATACTTCGACGCTTCGGCGATCAGTTCGGATTGCGTCTTCGTGATCGTCTTGCCGTCGCCGACAGGAATCTCGAAAACCGGATCCTGCCCGCCGTCTTCGCCGTCACCCTGCTCGCCCTCATCGGCGTTTTCATCGCCGGAGAGAACCAACTCGTCACCGGCGGCGGCATTGTCACCGCCAGCCGCATGCGTGCTGCCATCGTCGTCTTCACCGTCTCGCGCTTCGAACATCGCTTCGAGCGACGGACCACCGCCGTCATCATCGGCAGCATGAAACATGAACGACAGCAGAACACGCTTGAGCAACTTGGAAATATTCACGCACAACTCCTATTCGCTCGCTTCAGCGCGGCGGTTTTCAGGGAATATAAGACTTCACCACTACTGCATCAACTGTTCAGCAATGCGAAACTCGCGGTTGATCGCCTGCTGTTCGTCGGATTGCTGATCTTGCTGAATAGCGTTGTTCATCGCGACTTCAGTAGCGGGGTCTGTAACCTTGGCTGCGAACGCAGCTTTCTCACGATCCGCAGCCAGTTGCGCATAGAACTTCTCGCGCTCCCAGGCAAGATTTTGCGTAGCGGCATCGCGTTCGCGCTTGTCGAGCAACGCTTCGTGCTGCGTCTGCAACTGCGCTTTCAGATTGGTCTCGCGCACGCTTTGCTGTTCCTGCTGCTGAATCTTCGCGGCGTCCGTCTGTTGCTGCAGCTGTGCCTTGGTCGTCTCGATCTGGACCTGACCGTTGATGAGCTGTTGCTGCGGATCTGGATGCGGCGGCTGCGGCGGCGGCGCTTGCGGCGGCGAGAAGAACTGTGACGGCTCGCCAAGCTGCAAAGCCTGCACGAGCTCGGTCGCCGACTTGTAGATGTTCTGCGGCGTCACCGTGCTCGCAACGGCAGGATTCGGGCTCTGCGCGATGGTCTGCTGCACACCGAGCAGATTGGTCAACTGCTGAACACGCCGGCCGCTGTCGCCGGTCCCGGTCCCCACGTCGGCTTTCATCGAATACTGGTTGCGCCACACGCGCGGATCAACGTCGACCCAACTGCCGTTGAGTTGGAACGTCATGTTCTTGTCCTGATAGTTCGCGAGCAGCTTCTGGATCAACCGGAACAGATCTTTCACGCCGGTCTCGGCGAACGTCCGCGCGATCAGCTTCACGCGCAGATCGGCGCGCTGCGTGATGTTTTCAATACCGGTCGCCGTATGGTTCAGCGTGTCGCTGTCGAGCCCCTGACTGTATTTCGTGATGCCAGTGCGTTCCTGCGACATGCTGTCGACGTACTGGAGCAACTGATATGCGCCAGCGCTGTCCGACATACCCTGCTGGATCGGCCCGATTGCATTCATGCCGGCGCCGCCCTTTACGCGAACCGGTCGGCCGGGCGCGTTATTCAGGAAGTCGGACATGTTGACCTTCGTCTCGTCAACCCACGAACGCCCGTTGATCTGGATGTTCATGTTGTCCTGCAACCCGCGCAGCATGCCGGTCTTCAACTTCTGAATCGGCATGGCGAGATCAGCGATAGAGCGGCCATGCAGCAGACCAGGAATGCGCACCGGGCACAGCACAGCATACGGCGGCCCGTCGCACACCTCGTTATCGAGGATGACGTCGCCGGCCTTGGTGATCTTGCGCCACTCCGAAATGCCATCGCCGTCGCAGTCGATCGGCAGATAGCATTCGTACAGCCAGACCTTGCGTTGCGACTCATCGCCGTTGCCATCGTCTTCGACCATCGTCGCAAACGCATCTTCGAGTGACGTGCGCGCCTGCGAAAGCCCATTGAGCGTGGCCGTTTCTGCGCTCGGATCGGACGAAATGTCGTCGACATTCGCGTAACCGGCAGCGCGCAACTCCGAAATCGACTTCTTGACGCGATCCGCACAAAAGCCGTCGCGGATCCGGCGCGACGTCTGCGCGACAAGGAAGTCTTCGGAGTTCAGCGCTTCGATCGCCACGTGGCCGGTCTTCTTCGAGATCGTCAGAACAACGTTGTGCAGCTGCGGCAGCGCCGAGACGTCAACCGGCGGCGGTGGCTGCATCGGTGCCTGCGGTTGCGGCGGCTGGCCCGACGGCATGGCACCAGACGGCGGCATACCGGCACCCGGTGCCGGGTTCGGATGTGCGACTTGAGCCTGATAGGCCTGCTGAGCCTGCTGGAACTGCATCATCGTGGCGCGCTCGGCGGCCGGATCAACGTAGCTAGTGATGCTGGTGATCGTCACGCCGGCGTCGTTCGTGAGGATGGCCAGTTGCTCGTCAGTCAGACCGGTGTACTCTTCACGCGTCGTCTCGGTTTCTTCTTCCCACCAGCATTTCGCAACGCCGATCTTGAAGATCAACGCCGTCTTGAACCAGTCCATGAACACTTCAAAACCGGGGTTCTGCTCGTTCACGACGTGATTGGCCAAGTGTGTCATCTGCTCGGCGCCCTGCTCGTCGCTGGGTTTGCGCGGGCAGAACTTCACCGGCTTTCCAGAGGCGAAGAAAATCTCCATGAGCGACGGCATCAACCACTCGACCTGATCGCTCACGACGGTGTCGACGACTGCAGACCGCCCTTCGACTTCGGGAGCCGCCAAATCACCCTCAGCAAGGCCGAGGTAGTACTGCATCGCCTTTTCCTGCTCTTTGGCAATGCCAGTGCCTAGCCAGTTCTGCGACTGCGAGATATGACTCTCGACGATTGCCGAGATTTCCTCGTCAGACATCTTGACAGGCGCTTCGCCATCGCTGCCTATCTGCGTGATCTGCTGGACAGGAACACCCGGCTCCGGAACGCCGGCCGGCGATGAGTCAGGCAGCATCGACAGCGCGACTTGCTCGAGT